CAACAGTACTTAAAGCATTACTGCTTGTACCTGAAACATTTGTATGAACAGTTTCTGTTCTAGCAGGATCAGCAGCTGAAAAAGTGCCTACAGTAGATATTACACCTTCTTGTGCAGTAATAAAATTAATTGTTGTTGTAGTGCCTACAGTAGTAACTGATTCTATTTTTCTTGTGTTTGCTAATAAAGGTGCATCAACTAATGTATTTATAAAATCACCAGCAGTATATGTACCTGCAGCATTTTCAATTGTAATACCATTAGTAATTATAGTTTCAACTTCATCTCCAGTTAAATTAACAGGATTATAATTTACAACATCTGTGCCAGTAGGTGTTGTATATTCTAAAGAACAACCTTCATAATCTAAACCCCATGTAATTTCAAAATAACCAACATGATTAGATAAAGTTTCTCCATAATCTTCAGGAAAAGCTTTTACACTTAAGTTTGTTATAACACCATCAGTTTTAAGAATACTAGTAGATGATGCTACTTCAATTAAATTTTCAAGATAAGTTATAATTTGTTCTGCTGTATGATATATAGCGGGTATAGTTATTACTAAAGGATTACCATTACTATCTAAAGCAGTATTTCCATTATCTAATTTTATAGTAATTGTACCATCTTGATAAATAGTACTTAAAGCATTAACTAATGTTTCATTAGACATTGTTTGACCAATCATAGAAACATCTGTAAGTTCTGCTCTAACATTATATGTAGTAAAATTAAATGTTAATGTACCTGTATGACTACCACCTGAATAACTTACACTTGATAATATTTGACTTATTTTATTATTTTGAAGAAGTTCTGTAGCAGTTAAATTATAACTATCATAATTACCAGCAATACAAGTTGTAATTATAGAATTTATATTATAATTACTGTAAGTATTAAGTGGTATATTAATTTCTACATCTGTTCCATCATCATAAGTTAATTGAGTACCTGATGTAGCATCTTTAAATATTATTTTACCTTGACTAGCATTTGCTGAGTTTCTTGTAGGACCACCATATAAATCATAGTCTACTATTTCAAATTCATCGGCTTCACCTGTAACTATATAATATCTATCAGTAGATCCAACAGACGTAAGTGGTAAACCAACACTACTTAATAAAGGAGTTGATAATCTAACTTTACATGTTCCTGTACTTGAAGATGTAAATATAGAATCAGTTGATCCTAAAGGTTTAGCTATTTGATATAGTTTATGAAAGTTTTCAAATTGTAAAAAATCACCAACTTTAAATATGTCAGTAGTATTAGGTAATAAATTTGTTAACGTAATTTCTCTTGTAGTAGAATAACTATAAGATATTAATTTTATATTTGTTTCACCAGCTTTTAAAGGAACTGATGTTGATTGCATAATATTATTTCCATTATTAGAACTAATATTTACATTTAAAAATTTGATACCATCATCAATGCTAAACAATTCGTTTTCAACCTCTTTAAATTGTTCCTCAGTTAATAAAGGTAAGTCAGCCTCAAATGACATTACACTTGGGCCTAATCTATGTGTTCTAGCATATCCACCTGTTGTAACAGACCTAGCTGAGTTAGCTGATCTATTCATTGATATGTCATTAGCATATTTAAAAATTGCACTTGTAGCCATTATATATTTCTCCCTCTTACACCTTGAGTATTTTGAGTGTAAGCTTTATTTGCACCACCAACTTCGGCTGAAGCTGAAGATATAACGCTTTTAATTTGATCAATTGATCTTTGATCTACGTTACCACTTATATTTATATTAGTTATACTTGTATTACCTGATTGTTGACCAACCTTATCTCTAGGTATAACAACTTCACCAGGAGTTAACATTGTAGGTACTCTATCAGTATATGGAGCACCACCAGGTACAACACCACCTTTAGCCATACCAAAGAATGATCCACCACCGCCACCGCCAACTGCGGCTGTAGCTACAGCATACATAAGTTGTTTCTGTTTCTCTTTAGTAACTTGTTTTTCTTTATCTACTTTATTACCAAGTAAAGCTATAAATAATAGTTCTACACCATACTCAATAGTTTTTCTTAACATAGTTTCAGCTATAGTAGCTAATATGTTTTTAAAACTATCTTTAGTAATTTGTAATAATGAGTTACCTGCTCTTATACCATTAACCCAAGTATCACCAATTGTAGTAGCAATAGATTTAGAATCAATACCAATTTCTGATAAAGCTTCTCTTTGAAGTCTTATAGCTTCAATGGCTCTTCTATTAGCATCGCCTTTTAATATACTATTTTTTTGAATCTGTCCTCTTTGCTCATACCATGCTGCATTTTGTGCATCAGCCAATTCTTTAATTTTAGATAATTCAGTACTAGTACCATTTTGTCCATCCAAAGTTCCCAATCCTGAAGTTTTTCTGAATCTAGTTTTATTAGATTCTTCTAATTCTTTTGCTTGAGATGCTTTAATACGTGCAAGTTCTTCGCCTCGCATATCACCTCTAGGATTATATGGCTGTACATAATTTTTTCTGTTTTGAAGCTTTTTAGTTTCATCATCAAATCTATTACCACTACCATTTAGATAAGCAAATTTTGATTCAGCAGCCTCATCCCATCTGTTACTTAAATTTCTTACCTCACCTTCTAATGTTTGTATAGCCGTAAGATTAACATCTTCATCGCCTATGTTAAGTAAGTTTTTAAATTTTAAAAAGTTTATTTGAATATGTTTTAAATTTTCATTAAAGTTTTTTAATGCTCCTGATACAATATCTTTAATCTTATCTTCAAAAAGTATAAATCCTAGAACAAGACCCTCAATAGCTAGTATTATTAATCCTATTGGATTGGCTTTCATAGTTAAGTTTAAAGCAATAAATGCACGTCTTACAGTTCTTATTTTTGTAGCCCAAAGTGTAAATGCCATACCTACATTTGCTACAAAACCAAAAATCTTTAAAGCTAAAAATATTTTAATACCTTTTACAAGTTTATCAAAATTATCAACAACAAATCTTATAAAATCACCTAAGTTTTTAAAACCTTTTGCAAGTGATTGACCTATTCTTACACCCATTGCTTTTAATTGTGTATCATTCTTTTTAAACTCACCAACTAAATCTTTTACTTGTTGTGTTAAACCTTCAAACAATGGCTCCGCAGCCGCAGCTTTAATTTGGAAGTAAAAATCCTCAACCATAGATACATTACCCGTTAATGTACCAGCTAAGTCTTTAGCAACTTTACTAAATCTTCCACCATTTAAAAATGCATCTTCAAATATTTTAACAGATTCATCTACTGAATATTTAGCACCCGCTGTAAAACCTAATAGTCCACTAACACCTTTATCTCTTAATAAATCGGCAGCGGCAACACCAGCTGAAGCTACTCTTTGATATTGTAGTGCAGCATCTTGAAAAGATATATTTGCTGTTGCAGCCAAGTTACCTACTAATTCTAAATTCTTACCTAACTCTAAAGGGCCATCTGAAATTGCTGCTAGTGCAGTACCACCTGAAATAATTTTATCTAATGTAAATGGAACCGTAGCTGCATATTTATTTAATATTAGAAATGCTTCTCCACCTTGTTTTACATCTCCAAAGAATGCATTAAATTGAATTCTTGATTTCTCAACTAAGTTTCCAGCTTGTATTGTTCCTCTAACAAATGAAGCAGCAGCAAAACCCGCAGCCGCAAAACCTGCAACAACACCAACTTTTAAAGCTGTGCCTAATCCAGCCATTGTTGCTTTTGCTCTAGCTGCACCTAACTCTAAAGCTTGTAATTTTCTTTTAGCTATTAAAGATTGATTTCCTAAACTCTTTAATCCTGCATTTAATCTAAGTAACTGTTGCTGTCCAGTAACGTTAGCGTGTACGTTTAGCTTTACAGCCATGTCTAATCCTATTTATTAAACACAATTAGTTGTGTATTATTTTCGGTTAATTTGTTTATCCGTTAGTTATTTCAACTTCAACGGAATCAAAGTACTTTCTAAAAGCACTCTCTATAAATTTCATCGGGGCTTGTTGTGAATGCCCATTATTAAGAAATTGAATATAAGTAACACCATTAGTTACAATAATTTCTTGCGGTTTATCTTTAGGTGAAAGTATAGATATATTTGATGTACTACCTACTTCACCATCGAAATAAGTTTCAGTATATCCAATATACCAAGAGTTTCTTGCTTGTCCTGTATCAACAGGTGTCATTAATTTAACATCAGCAAATGCTTTTAAAGACTTAGCCCTTAATTGCTTCTCAATTTCTTTATCAATATCTTTTTGAAGATTAATCGTAGATGATCTTAAATTAATAACAGTTATTGTCATATTACTTACCCTTGCATTGACATTGTTTTATGCCAAATAATTTTAATATAATTCTTTTAATTGTTTTCATATTACCTTGCCTTTATTAATACCTTTTTTAATTCTATATTTTTGTGTACCATTGTCACCAATGTTCACTTCTTTTTTAAGATTTTTAAATAAATCTTTTTCTTTTAAACTTTTTTGTAAAGCTTTAATATACTTTTCAATTATTTTATTATCTCGCATAAATACCTCCTAAAAGATAGGCGGTTTTATCCGCCATATCTATTATGTATTAGATTTTTTATTTACCATAGACTTCAAAGATTCGAAGCCTGCTTTATTCTTATTAGCTAGTGCAGCTTCGCTGTTTTGTAATAATTTTAAAGTAGGAAATAACTCTTGTACATTTAAAGGTTTAGTACCTTGATAAGTAGTTTGTGCAATTATAGCAGATCTATGATCATCTCGCCAACCATAAGGTCGTTCTTGAAAATATTTATACCAACCATTATATTCAGTAAATGGCATAGCATGTAAATCTCTTAAACTTATACCTAATTGGAAAGCCATCTCATATTCTACTAACTCGTCTTCCCCAACTTATCGCCTTTATCATCTTTAGCACCTAAGCCATTGTAAGTCAGAATCTCATTTGATAATTCTGTTAATGCCTGGATAGGAAAGTTTTCAAAGTCTTTATCTTTCATACCATCAGCACCAACTACAGTTGCTTTAAATATAGCACTAAGTGTTGATAAACCAGATACATCATCTTTAGACTTATCTAAAGTTGTTTGTAATTCTTTTACACCTTTAACTGTAAGCTGTTTTATTTCTACTTCTTGTTCCAAAAATGGAATCTTTTTAGTTATATCAACTATCTTTATGTGTTTCATTCTCTTCCTTTACTTCAACCTTAACTTCTTCAGGTTTTTTATATAAATGTTTATTATTTGTTTCAAAGTCTTCCATAAGTTTTCTTACTTTATGTAACACATCTAGTGTTTCAAAGACTTCAGCTTTATTTTCTACATCTTTCATTCTATCGTATGTTTTACGAATAGAAGTATCTATAGCCTTCTTAATATGTAATGATGTAATTCGAAGTACATAAAACTTATTAAATGGCTTATTATTAT